GCTTTTCCGCCGTCTTTAAACGGCAAAGCGCCCGTTCCGCCTGACAAAGATTTTAAACCCGCGCTGGTTAAAGCATTATAATTGTTTTCTGTAAGAGGGCTGGTTAAATTTGGTGTATTTAATGAAGTAGTAGTTCCTGGGAGTGCGGGGACAGGCATTCCAGGAATACCACCTGTTGCGGGCTGAGGCTCAGGTTGGCTGCTGGCGGGTTTTATAGCTTGAAGAGTTTTAGGGTCTATATGGGCCAGCTGCGGATAAAGTTGTTGTAAGTCTTTCATAATTTTTTCCCTTTGAGCCACTGGAATCCCAGCTAGAACTGTTCCTAATAAATTTCCTGGGAGATCCCCAGTTGTTGAGCCTGATGAAGAACTACCTGAGTAACCCGCGCTTCCACCCCCACCTCCACCACCGCCCCCACCTCCCCCATTACTCGTCCCTGTACCAGTCCCTGTATCCGTCCCTGTACTCGTTCCTGTACTCGTTCCAGTGCCTGTACTTTTTCCTGTACCCGTTCCAGTACCTGTACCCGTTCCCGTACCTGTGCTTTTACCCGTACCAGTTCCCGTACCTGTGCTTTTACCCGTACCAGTTCCCGTACCAGCGCCTGTTGCTGTGCCAGTTCCTGTACCTACCCCCGTACCAGTTTTTGTACCTACCCCCGTACCAGTTCCTGTACCTACCCCCGTACCAGTTCCTGTACCTACCCCCGTACCAGTTCCTGTACCTACCCCCGTACCAGTTCCAGTACCTGTTGCTGTACCAGTTCCAGTACCTGTTGCTGTACCTGTAAATCCTGATAAATTACGCGTAGTATTTTGAACTGTTGGATTAGCACCTGAAGGTATTACGATGTTATTTGTTTTTAATAAATTACTCGCATCAGATTGATTAAAACCTAAAACGCTCTGCAAGTAATTCATCATGTCAGATGGAGAAACTTTTTGAGCAGATAAAGAATCTATTGCAGATTGGCCTTGCGCGAGGTTAGCTGATGACGCGCCAGATGAGCTGCTAGATGTATTTGAAGGCGCAGTTGACGTTGCAGTTGATGAGCTCGAAGCACTAGTTGAAACATTAGTAGACGGCGTAGGTTTTGTTACATCAGTCGGTTTTGTTATGTCAGTAGTTTGAGTTGTTGTTTGTGACGTGTCTGTAGGTTTAATTGGAATATCATTTTGAACATGATCTTTGATAAGTTCCAACTGCTGCTGTTGACTGGTTGTCAATTGAGAAATATCAATCGTATTCAATTGATTAATAAAATCAATTTTTTGCTGTGATGTATCAAAAGAGACTAATGAAAAAGGAAGTGTTCCCCCCGCATTTTGTGAAACATTGCTTCCACCTTCTATAAGAGTATGGCCAGCATTATCAGTATTCGCGCCAGTAGTACCGCCGAATAAAGCATATTTGGTTGAATTTGGATCGTCTACGCTAGTGCCTAACCCCACTAAGGTGCCTATTTTTCCAATCTTGTTCCAAAAACTTGTATCTTCTTGTGAAACAGGTTTATCAAAACCGCCAATTGAACCCCCTACAGTTCCTAAATCAACCGCATAAGGTTTATAACCACCATACCCGTCAGGCACCATGGTTTGCCCTTCAGGGGTTAAATAACTATTGTTATACTGTGAGGTCCAAGTTCCGTCGTTGATTAAATTTTGTTGGGTAGCTCTTAAAGCAATATTTGCTGCACTATCACTAGGGGTGCTGTCACCTGAACTCGCAGTTGTTGATAAAACGGTTCCAGTCGGAACAGTTGAATCAGATACCTTAGTTGATGCGTTTGACGATACTCCGCTTGAAAGTGCAGAATTTACAATCGCTGAGCCCGCCGAGTTTGCAAATGAAGAAATAATCGCAGTATTTACAGCATCAGAGTTTCCGCCGTTCAAAGCTGCAGTACTCGCAGCGGTTGTCACCGTTCCAACTGTTTTAGAAATGGCTGAAAGTGTTTTTGGGTCAAATTGACCTGCAAAAGAGCTCGCTATTTGAGAAGCTGCTGCTGTGCCCAACCCATTTGCAATCAAACCCGTAGTAAATGTGCTTAAAATTTTAGTTGTATCGCCACCATGTGCTGCTGAAGCTATCGCGCTTGTAAAAGAGTTTGCGACAATATTGCTCACCTGAGCTGGCGTGAAAATGCCGTTAATTGATTTTGAAATATCAGTGGGGTTAATTACTGAGTTGACCATGTTAACTGCATTAGCAGCCACGCCCCCAGTAACTGCGCCTGTCAATGCGCCCTTGGTAATATCACCGTTATTAATCGCTGCCATCACTGCACCCGAAGTTGCCCCGATTGCAGCGCCCCCTACAGTCAACGCCAAAGCTGAATCAACCGCAGCATCAGTTAAAGATGCTCCAATGACCCCTGCCCCAGGAAGTACTGAATTCAGCGCTAATGAAACCCCTATAGTTCCTAATGGGCCAAAAGCAGCAATGCCTTGCCCGATTTGACCCAAGACGCTACCACTAGTTCCTTTTTGCCAAACATAATTATTGTTGATATTATCAATAGGCGATACTTTACCTGATGAATCTGCCCCTACGGCAATGTAATCTGTACCGCCCCGTGTTGGATTATTTACGCCGTAAAGATAAACGCCATTTGTGCTTGTGGGTTGTAATTGTATGCCGTTTAATGAGTAAGTTGCTGTTCCATCATCAGGGTTGGTCCCCGTTTCTATTGTTCCGCCTTTTTGAATCGCAGGAATAGCGGGGGCTAAATATGAGTTTTGATCAATCAACTGCTGGGTTGAAAGATAATTTTCTCTCGCGGTTTTTTCATCTACGCCCGTAATAGCCGCAGCATCAGTTGCATTAATTCCATATGTTGAAATCGCTTGGCCAATTTGAGCATTTGATGCGTTCGGATTCGCTGTTAACCACGCTTTAAATGCGTCAGTATTATTTGCAGTACTTGTCAATCCTTCGGGTGAAGTTGAAACGCCCGTTGAAACGCCCGTTGAAACCGATGTATCAGTTGATGGCAATACAGTAGGCTGAAGGGTTGTTGATGCGCTATTAACATTTGCAGTAGGTGTATTTACAATAGGGATATTGTTTGCCTGATCTGCGGCTAATATACTCTGCATAACAGGGCTAACCGCAGTTGATGCCGCAGTTGTGTTTGAAGGTAAAACACCCGTTACTGCTGATGACGTCGTATTTGAAGGTAATGCGCCTGTTGAAGTGGTGTTTGAAGAAGCGGGCTGAGATGTGAGCGCTGCATATTGAGTTGCAATATTTCCCGCATCAGTTCCGTAATGAGTAGCCAACGCATCACTTAAACCCGAAATAGCCCCCAAACCACCAGCTGATTGTACTGCAGCGGCTGCTTGCGCAGGGGTTGCATCGGGGTTAGCCGCAAACCAGTTGTTGACTACATCAGTTGCATTGGTATCGCTCATGTTGGATTAAGCCTCATAACGCCTGACAGCGCGGTTGCCCACTCTTGCCAAGTTTTATAGTTTCTTTGATCAGGAATAGCTGAATTAACAAAGTAACCAATACCATTCAACGCATCAGCGTACGTGCGCCATTTAGTTTCAGGTATTGTGCCCAGTTGATTTGAGGCGAAAAGTTCCGCCATCAATGAACACCAAGTGTCCCAGCTATGGCCTCGGGGATCATAAACTATCATGGGTTACCCGTACCTCTCTCGTCACCGATGTCAGCGCTGAGCAACAAGTTGCCCATCTCATAATCACCATTAAACGTATTACTTTCAAAACGCAGACGCATCTCACGACGCTGTTCACGCATGTCAATTTTCAAAGTAGTTTTGTCAAACACATAAGGTGAAGACGGCACATCATTGTCATCCGCATAGCTTTTACCCGTTACAATCAAATTCATTTCACCCGTCTGAACAAAGTCAGGCTCAACCCGCTCAAGACGTATCCAGCGATTATTACCTGAAAGCTGACGCGTTCCTGGACCTCCGCCAACCCATCCAATACTGTTAGTTTCAATAGTGCTCAAAACCGCATCAACAGTGGTCAAATAGGTTTGATCTTTACCCTTTTCGTGTTGCCAAAGAGTGTATTTACCTGTTGCATTAGCAACATTGCCTGCCCACACAGGATATCTGAAAACTTCAGTAAATACGCCCGCCGAGCGTTGAGACCCATAAGCCTGACCCGCATCATACCAAACTTGGTCACGCACATTGTAAATGATCGCATCGGTGCACTCAGTAGCCGTACCACGTGGATAAAACCACCAAATTTCCCCCCAGCGAGGTATTTTAGTTGCCCAAACTTTTTGTCTTTGATTGTAGTTAATATTATCAAAAAACCAGTTCATATTCATCTGGTTGGGCACTTCTTGAACTACACCATTGTAAGCCAAAAACCGATCAGTACCTACCCAGTAATAAATACCATCATACTCAATCACTGACTGGGAAGACATGATCGATGACTGACTGCTAATGATATCATAGCGCCAATAAATTGTTGTGGTTCCAACAGTTTGAGGTGCATAAGAAACGCGCACAACTGAATCAAGAGTCCAGAATAAACCTGAAGGTGAAGTAGTACCACCACGTAACGCCAAACCTTTGACAACTTTTGTAGCTGATACATTATTTATATTCGCATCGGGTCCAACCCAGTTACTGAAGTTACCTGCAGATGAATTTTGAATCAGTCCATTATTACCGTACACAAAAAGATACGGGTAAATCATACAGCACCCACCTGAAACCGAAATGTTATTGTTAAACGTAACGGTTACATTTGAACCCGTAGTCATACTGGCTGACGTAGTGACTACTGTAACTGCCCCGCCCGTCATTGAAACGGGTGAGCCTGAGCTGCCCACAGTTTGGGAGTTATTTACTGTATAGGTTCCTGCACCACCTATACCCGAGCCTAAAGCTGTGATAGTTGTACCTGCGGTTACGGACACTCCCGTACCGCCCGTAATGCTTTGACCCACCATCAACGCACCTGAAGCCACTGCCGTGACCGTCAAGGTAGTTCCTGAAATATAACCCGTTATAGCGCTGTTTGCATAGGTTGTAACGGCGGTGACTGTTGTTCCCGCAGTGATACCTGTGCCTGAAAGGGTTTGCCCTACACCGATCAAACTATTTGATCCTAAAATGATAATCGTAGTACCGTTCAAATAATCAGTAGCAGCCGTGAAAGTTCCCACCTGCGACATTGACCCATAAGGAAACGTACCGTATAAAACGGGAGTGTTTGCAGTGCTATCAATATTGGCCAAATTTTGTCCAGGATGACCAAATACAGTCAAACTTTGTGTACCATATGAGTCATAAGCAATATCAAACTGCCAAAGATTATATTGACTAACCGTAAAATTAGTTAACGATATAGTAGTTGGACCTGAACCCGTTCCCGCATCAGTGCCTGTCTGCCACGCTTGGACATAAGATTGAGAGCCCGAATAAACATAATTAATACCCGTTTGAGACTGCATAATCATACCGCGCGAGATCTCAGACGCGTTCAAAAACATAGCGTTATAACCGCCCATTTTTCGAGGTCTACCGCGTTGAAACCGCGACCATATCCCGTCAACATAAACAGGCGAATCAAAGAGAGTGCCGTCGCGTTGAATTCCAGGCTGTATAGTCAGCGATATAACTTTAGCGGTCATTAGAATGTACCTCCAGAGATACCGCCCGAAGCGGTAACTGCCCCCGTTACAGACACGCCCGTTGAAGTGAATGCAGCAATTGCCGTACTTCCAACAACTGCGGTCATATTTCCTGATGAAGGTAAATAAAGACCCGTGGTTGTATCACCGCTAAATTTCAAAGAAGGCGTTGACAGAGACCCATTACCAAGTGTTAATGACGTAATAGTGCTTGCGCTTCCTGAAGCAGCGTTGTAAATATTTGTGCCGTCAGAAATCAATACTAATGAGTTACCTTGAGGCACAACCACTGACGTGCCGCCTGAAGCTGCGGTTTTGACGGTTAGTGAGAAAGACCCTGTTGTGTTGTTTGTTACTGTATAAAGTTGAACTGTGGCGGGCACAACAATGATTTCATTTGCGAGCAATACGCCTGAATACGTTTGAATAGTATTGGAGGCTTGCGCTGAAGTGAGTGTGTAGGTTCCGCCCGTAACCCCCAATGCAAATTGAGTGTATGCAAATGAATTAGACCGCCCATAACCGAACGTATTCCAGCCCGTGCCGTTTGAAACTAGCACCAAAGATTCTGTCAGTTGAAGTTGTTGATTGGCGTTACCATTAATAGTGTCAGTACCTACGGGGGTCAAAGTTAAAATTCCCGTGCCGTAATTTCCTATATTCACAAACCAGTTTGTTCCAACTGTTGAAGCCGATGGCAATGTGAACGTTCCTGCCCCGCCCGCCCATACTGCAAAACCTGCTTGAGCATTGGGTAGCAACGTGTAATTTGCATAATATGTTGTTACGGGATAAACTTGATTTAACGTATTTGAAACCGCATCAAGACCATACCCTGCAAGGGTGGCTGCATTTGCAGCTGATGTGCCCGTGCCGAACGTAAACGCACTCCATGTTCCGTTTGTCGTTGTGTTGTCTGTTAAATAAACATATTGAACTGCACCACTAGCTACAGTGGCAATAGCTGTGATACCATCATTTTTCAATACGTTGAAAGAATAACTACCTATATTGTTGATAAGTACATCTTGCCCATTAGAGACCTGATAAGCAGGGGGCATAATCAACGCAAAACCATTACTGCTAGCGCTCACATTCATGATTGATGCTGCAGTTGGAACATTGCCACCTAAGCCATTAATTGACCATGACAGCGAGGTATTGCCCGATATGCTTAAAGATTCATACCCAACCGATGACGGCTGAATGGTTTGACCTGTGAAAGGGTTATTGTATGTAGTCATGATTAAGAGTCCTGTGCAACAGTTTGACGATCACCCAAACGCAAAGCATCCTCAGCTTTCAAAGCGCCCATAGCCTCTTGATATTTCTCTTGAAATATTTGCCGTTGATCGTTTTTCAAAAACGGCATGGCCTGAAGTAACGTCCCATACAACATTGCGTTGGGTGCATTTTGCGTCAACCAGTTAGTCTGATTGTCAGAAGCCAAAGGCTGTATGCGTTCATAATATAAAACTTCAAATGAATAATTTTGATCAGGCGTCGGAGCCACAATCCAATGCTGGTAATCATAGTCGCCATAATAAACAGGCGTGGCTTGAGCAGTTGAGCTTGAAGCGTAAGATCTGATATACTCATATTTTCTTAAATAAATGGGCTGAATAGATGTGCCGTTTGTTAAATTCATTGACACCGTTTTGCGCCATCTTGCAGGCTTAGCTATCACCGCGCCCCCCGCCGTCATCGTAGATTGAACCACTTGCTGTTGACCAAGGGTTTTTATCTGTTGGGCTATTTCAAATTCGCACAGGGTGATGAAGGTAGGTATTTGAGCGGTAGTGGCTGCATCATTACGCTCCAAATACTGTAAGACAGTAGAAGTAAGATTATCGTATGTTAAAGCGAATGAAGCCGTCATGATCGTTCCTTTTAGTCATAATTATAAGCTTCAGCTCAAAATTTGCAAAGCTCGATTTGTCAAAGCGATTCGCTCTTGTAAACCGAAAGTCCCACCATTTATGCGTTTTGTCAAACCTTCCCAATTTTTGACTTCGGCTAGATCATTGCATCCATGAGTTTTCCAAAACCAACCCGCTGATAAAGCAGCATACATAGGTGAGGCAACTTGTTCAGGTTTCATAACCATATCCTGTCCTACAGTTTGTCCAAAATGATAATAATTATCATGACCCGTCAATTGAATGCATCCCCGACCGTGGAAACGCCATCCGTCTCCGCTTGATTCGTCGCGGTTTCCCATACGGTTAGAGTAAATCCTGTTCGCGATTTTTTCAGGGTTGTGGGCGTAAACGGAAATCTCGTCGGGCTTAAATTTATGACCGAAGAGCTTTTGAAGAGTTTCGGGACGGTAATTGAGGTTTTCTTCCAGTGTTTTGAAATGGTTGCACTCATGCGAGCACTGTCCGATAAAAGCTGCCTGTTTGTTGACATCATTCATCCCGAATGTGGTAAAAGCCGTAGTTAACGGCTCTGACCACTCAGCACCGATACCTAAATGACTGAGTTTCTCAGGGCTTAACATTGACTGCCTCTCTTACTTTGTTGTAGGTGTCGATGCAGGCGTTGAGCTGGG